TATCAATGAACCCAGTATCAGCAGCAGTGTTTGCCGCTGGTGTTCTAAAGTCCACCATATCACGGAGGAAGTTCTTATTACCATTGCCGTCAATGTAAACAGGAATGCTCTTAGTATCGATGGCATTGTTGTTTGAAGAGTTAATATCATCAATTGGGTATGATTCAACAGTAAAGAATCCAGCACCAGGTGCGGTGTTTACTGAGAAATAATCAAGCTGAACGAGCAAGCAATTTGCTGAGATTGCAGTCTTCGGGTAAATATATGCTAGACTATAATTTGAATCTTGTTGACCTATATCCCAAACAAATGATGAAGTAAGGTCAGTACCATTTACTGTATAAGCACCATTTGATGTTCCCCAGACCTTACGTACTCTATGAACATCTGAGAATCCTAGGCACCAAGGTCCATTTGGACCTCCAACATTGTTAGCAGTGTTAATGCAAACGAAACGACTCTTGTTGATCACCTTCTGGGCAGGAGATGCACTGGTTCTCATAACATCATAAGTCACTGAGCAAGATAGCGTAGAGACTGGTTTCTCGCCTGATGCAATGGTAAATGAGGTTGTATTAGTTACATTCACAAAACCTGTTTTACCAATAGTGGCCTGTTGGAACGGAATAACCTTACCAGTAATATATGACTTCACATAAGTGTTGGCTACAATATTTGCAGCAAACGGGGCATCAACCGTCATGAACGTATTGTTTGAAATTGAATTAACGGTACGAATCTGCGAATTGACTTTAATGCTTGCGCCAATATTGAAATCGGTTAGGAAGGTTGTGCCTGAACCCACAATAGCTGAATTAACAGTGTTTGATGCAACTGTACCAGACAGGTTTGCTGTATCAACATTTGCTGATGCAGTTAGGATAATGGAATATGCTTGGCTGTCGCTTAGAATTCCTGTGCCATAAGGTAGAATATCAACACCACCAGGTTGTGATGCAGCTAGGGTAACAACTAGGTTACCTGTAGTACCCATGGTACCAGTCGCGGTTGTCCGATACACATATTCTGTGTTATTGTTATTGCTGGCATCACGGAGATATTTAATACCATTAGCACCAAAGGAATATAATTGGTCGTCAAACCCTGTGCCAATAATACCAGAGCTTACAATATCTCCAACACCTTTGTTAGTGCCATTGAAATAAACTGATTTAACTTGACCTGAATTATATCCATTTGCGATTTGGATATTGTAAACGTGGAGAATATATTGAGCAGTATTAGTACCAGGAACGCCATTGTTATATGAGAAACAACGAACCGCAGCATTTCCAATTAGCGTACCTGATGGCACTGCAGAAGCATAGGTGCGGTTCGTTACAGCACCTTGAACATTTGCATATAGAGATACTGGCGTTGAGGTATTGATGCTGAAGTTACCAGCAACTTCCTGCAGAACGAAATAGCTGCCATAATTGAATGATATTTGTTGACTCTTATTAACCTGTGTATCAGTACCACGTCTTGTTTGGACATAAGCAGTCTTTAGCAGCTCAACACGGTAACCTTGGGCATAACCAAGACCTGGAGCAATACGGGTAAGATAATTGTTTGAGCTTAGATTCGCCACAATGGTATTGCCAGGAACATTAGTTACTGAGTCAACAGCAAACGGGTTGACAACATAATTACCAGCTTCATCATTAATATTCTGGGCAATCGCTGATTCAACGATAGAATATAGATTTGATCCCGCTACCGCAGAAGAGATAATTGAGCCAAAATTGTATTGGACAATTGGATTGAATCCAGCAGTATTAGCCGCTATGGCTGGATCAAGAGCAATTAACCCCGGTTCGATCTTTAGACGATCAGCACCTGGTGCATTCTCGTTGCTATATCCAAGGGCATTATCAAGCAGACTTTGGTCTTGATTTGAGTTAATGATTGATTCAGATGCTATAAACCCTACTACTAGATTTGAAGCATATGTACCTGTCGCATTAACTACGCCAAATGTCGGATTAAGGACTTGCACTAGGCAGCCAGATAGGAATACGACACCCTCGCTAACAGAAATGCCGTGAGCATTACCCACAGAAGATGTGGTGCTGTTAGAAGGATATGCATTTACCATCGCAATGGTATCAGCAACATTGTTTCCAGTACGAGGAATCTTGTAGAATACAAGTTGATCAGTATTAGAGAATGTGGTTACCTGGTTTGAAGTAGCATTCGCACCAGTGTTGATATATTTCAGGTAAACGACGTTTGTATTTGGGTATTGAGAGGCTTGTCCAGAGGTTCCATAGAGGACTCGTGCAGTTAGATTTGAGGTCGTTGAAACAACCTGGGTGTTGACTAAGCTCGCAATTGTATAGGCTGATCCATTTGATTGGAAATCAGAAAGACGAACGAAAGGAAGATTTGGGATATCATTGATTGCACAGCCTGAAACAATATCACCATTACGAAGGTTAAGAGATGCCAGTTGCTCGATCTGATTCTGTAGCATTGATTGAACTTGGGTAAGTTCACGTGCTTGAACAGGTATAGACGGCTTGAACAGAATACGATAATATTGATTATTGGCGTCAAAATCATCGAAATACGGATTCACATTTAGGTCAGTTTTCTGTGGCATTTAGCGTCCTTAGATCGTGATCACCAATTTAAATGATTCTGAGGTGTTCGCCGAACGGGTAATATTAGAAATGTTCTGGGCATACAACGGTTTTAGATTTTTCGTGTAAATTTGCCCAATTGTATTTATAGCAATGGTCGCAATGGTTCCATTAGATGAAGTTACGTTTTCTCCCCCTATAAAGTCAGTATCACCGGTTAGATACACATTAGTACCATTTGAAAACGCCACAGTTCCTCGAGCATTAGACGATTGTCCAATAAGTACGTCACCAACCACATAAGTTGTGGATGGGCTGATATTTGCTTGTAAAACCGCTGAATAGGTATTCACGGTGTATACATTTCCAGTAGTTCCATTCGCATTTAAGGTTAGAGGATTTACTAATAGACCAATTTTATTATATTTGATATTGGTTGGTATTGAATTGCCCTCTGAATTCGCAAAGGTAAATGAAATTCCGATACCTCTAATGCGACACTCAGTAGATGGTTCATATCCATGTCCCCCAGCAGGGGCAACAATCGCATAGGCATTTGCTTGAGTTGTTACAGTAGCTTGGTTTGATACGAAAGCTACATTTGCCCATGTAATAAATGATCCAGTATTAATAATCACCACTGATAGAATAGAGTTCGAAGTAGTGTTAATCGTTGTGTAGGCTGCTGGAATCGTATTACCGTCACAAGTAAATTTAACTCTTGGAGAAATCAAATATTTGGTAATTGATGGCAGAATATTTTGAGTATTCGCTGTGCCGTCAAGAGTTACGAAATTACCCGCAGCATTGGACACATATTTTGAAACACCAAATAACTGCGAGGTCGCAGCCTGGGTGTTATAAATGTAGATGCCGTTACCTACATAGAAATCATTAAATGTAGATTCATAATTCTGTACCTGGATCGTTGTAGCGTTGATGACACCAAGAACAAGATTATTATTTGATATTGAATATGATGAATATCCATTACCACCATTAGTGATTACAACATTCTCAACACCCGCATAAGAAAAGGCGCTTGTTGATAGTGTTGTGTTAGTATAGACTGGCGCAAAGTCAGATGTATTGAATTTATTATATTCAGCATTTGTGATCGTGGAAATATACCTCCAGGTATATCCATCAGCCGTTGTGAATGAAGAAGGCTGAACTTGATTGGGTACTTGAGTTGATGGTGCTCCGTTTGCATTGTTAATGCATTTGAAGACATTATAAGAACCGCCCACAACTTGGGGCGGAGTAATCACATAAAAGTTGAGATTAGTTAGATCAACTGTATTATCGTATTGATCATAGACTGTATTTGACGTCCATTGGACATTACGGATCATTGGAATTAAGTCACCAACACCCAACCTCTTTCCAAACAACATCTGCCAATTATTGATGAAACCATTATATCCATCCAATGTTACAGGAGGAGTATTTCCAGTATATGGGACTGGATTTGAAGCAAACGCAAAGAGACATTGGGCATTCGTAGAAATGCCACTGATCAAACTATCAACGATAGTCTTTCTAAAATTAGAGAGGATTGCTCCCATTCAATTATATTCCTAGTGCCGCCCAATATGCAGTTTGTGCAGTAGCGTTATTTGAAATAAGTGTAATAGTAGTTGAGTTTACTGACTGTACCGCAACGTGAGTTGCTGAATTGTTTGAAGTTGCAAATACCGCAAACGCATTGGTTAGGAATGCTGTACCAACAGTAGTTGAAAAGGTTGTGATCTGAGCAGTAGTATTAACCGTGGTCAGCGTTCCCCACATCAATTTTAAACCAGCAGGCATTGTCGCATAACCATTTGCTAGAGAAGCGGTATGGCCAGCAACGTTTGAGGTACCAAGGTTTAGAGTATTACCAGTTACTTGAACTGCTGAAGTGTTCGCAACGAAGAATGATGCAGTAGCATTACCGATATAGAGATTTGCCGCAGTGGATAAAATCGCTAGCGTAGAAGGCGTCATCACGATATTTGCGGTTGAATTGGCAATTGTCTCGTAAACTGAGTTACCTGACATATTAGCAGTGGCGTTACCAGTTGACCATGAAGCTGCCGTGATGACAGTTTGGCCTGATGCGTTAGTAACAATTAGGCTTGTTGAGTTAGCAGTAGAATTTACTGTGGAATTACCAGCAGTAAGGTTGTTTGCCAAAGCCACATTATTTGAAGCCAGAACAGGCGCAAAGGCGGCATAAAACTCCGAAAAGTTATTTTGAGTTTTGATAAATGCATTTCTTAGCGTATCACCAGTACCGTCGTTGGGTACTGTACCTACGTTAATGTTTTGTTGTGCCATAGTGCTCTACGTTCCTCTTAGGTCTGGTCTACTGTCAGCAGTGCAGAATCACTTGTAACTGCGCTTGAATCCGCTGAGAATTGGGTATAAAGAATTTCTTCGTCGATGGTATATTTAGCTGAATCAGCGTTAACAACCGACAGATCCGCTGTGAACCATAGCTGTACTGTTGGATCAGCAGTATTTGATTCATACGCAATAGTCAGAGGAGCGTCTTCAGCTGAAATGAGCTGGAATTCTCCAAAAAGCTCAGCACCCGCTGGATGGAATGTGTTATAAAGAATGTCTTTATATTGTTCCAGTTGTGATGCTGCTTTAATTTGATATGAATAGTCTTGGTAAAAGAAGCTATCCTGGATATATTTATCCGAGTTTAGGAAGCCCTTCGTTGTGCTCCAATAACCCGGCGCCTTACCAACACCGCCTTTGATTACATGGGCGATAACTTGTGATGTAGTGTTGAATTGGACTAACGAACAAGTAAAGGAAGCACCTGTGCCATTCTTGGATTGCACAGTTATTGTAGGGATTGAAGCAAGACCAGAACCTGCATATGTTATTGTGGTTGATGTAATAGTTCCATTTGCATCAGTTGTGACAAAACCAGTCGGTGTTGTACCATTACCACCTGAGAATACAAGAGCATCACCATTTGAATATCCTACACCGCCTGAGGTAATAACAGGATTCGATACCGCTGAATAGAGATAAAGTTCAACTGTTTCACCATCGACATAACCTTTACCTGAGTTGTAGATATCCACAGTACCGATGACTGAGTTGCCTGATGACGGAAATGCATCAACTAATGTGTTCAGACCATTTATTGATCCATCTGATGATACCATAAGAGGGTCTGGTGGTGTGAAATTCGCTGGGAAAATTGCAGGAGCCACATAGAATGCAGAAGTACCATTTGATGTATTGGTAGGCGGACCATACAAGGTAATTGATGTATCTGAATTGACCTGTTTTACTACCGCATATTCAATACTGGTAGACAGGTTATTTGCTTGTAGAGCAATGTAACTATTGTTGGAAAAATACCAAGTGAAGTTAGTTCCTGATCCTGTTACAGTATTGGCAGCAGAGTTATAGTTCACACTACCAGGAAGAGCCAGAGAATTTTCAATTGACTCAACAAACGTATTTGCCACAACGGTATAACTGTTACCTGTCTGTATATTAGTTAGAGTAACAAGTGATCCGAAAGTATTGCTTGCCCACGATAGTGATGTACCAACATTTGATGTTAGATTGGCTACATTGTTAGCCGGTAAGTTGTATTGGCTGGCATTCAAGGTAGTCGTAAGATAATTTGCAATGACATCCGTATTGTACGTCACTGTTTGAGTATTAGAAATAGCACCAACGGCAAACGAAGCACCGGTTCCTGGCGTATTTCCATTACCTGGATATACTAATATTGTTGGGGATGAAGTAATACCAAATCCTGGCTTACGAACAGAGAAATTCAATGAACCGAACGCTTGGGTTAGGCTGCTAACACGAACAACGCCATTAATACCAAATGATACCACCGCATTATTGCTTAGATCATTGTGAACAATCGCTAGAATGTCACCAACATTAAACCCTTGACCGCCATTAACAATGCTAAGATCATTTAATGAGCCAGTGATGATTGGAGCCTTGCCGACAATATCAGCAAACATGGTTGATCCAAGAACATCATGATCTACAATCTTCTCACCCTCGATGAATGCACCACCCTTTGGCTGCATATTTGAAATATACAGAGAAGCGACTAAGTTGTTGTTAATGGGTTCGGTAATATAGCTTTCAACAACCGCAGTGGTATTTGAGGATAACCCAATAATCGTTTTTCCTACGAAATTAGGCAGGAAATCTGTTTTCGTGACTTCAATATATGTGGGTACAGTCCAAGTTCCATCACTGGGTGCAAGGAGGTCATTTCCAGGAAGATAGACATCGATGTCTTCATTATAGATGAGTTTGAAGAGCAGACGATAACACTGAATTGATCCTTTGGATCTATATACATCCAAAATGTGCTTAAGCAGGAATCGTTTGTTAATAATGACATTGAATGGGATGCCATACAGATATTTTTTCTGGAAATGTTCCAGAAATGATTCAAGGGTGTTGTCAATATCTCTGTAATTTAGAAGATTACGAGATTGATATATGATGTTAGTTGAAGTTGCAACATTATTTTCATATGTAGGACTATATGCCTGCTCAAGGAATTCATAATACGCCTGTACAAACAAAATGAAGTTCGGCCCCTCTGTCTTATAAAAGTCAGGAAATTGAGAGGCAATGAACGGAGATATCTGTTTTTGGATATCAAATTGCATTAGTTGAGCTTATTAATAACTGTTATTGAAATATCGTTTGAATCAATGATTAGAATCTTCGACAGATTGATTAGTATGTCAGGTGTTAGTGGTGTTAAATAAAGGCTAATGTAATTTCCGTAATCAGATGCAATGAGTTTATTAATGCTTACGTCGCCTGTTGTGTAATTCACTGTACCGATAGCAGTATTAAGGATGGTGAATTGGTTGTTTATCAAAGTATACACAACCAAATTTCCCAGGCTGTCATCTCTTATGTATGACGCAGGCCATTGAACACCATTTGCATCTGTAAATGTAAATGGAGATGAAGTAACAACTGGATTACTGTCATATTTGTTGCCTTCATTTGTACCTGATGCACCTATCTCAATATCAGCAGCATTATTGAAACTAAATGCATATGAAGTAGCAAACCCAACAAAGGGTGAAAGTCGCTTGATAATTTGCAGATTGGTTTCATTTGAAGTGATTGATGTATCCGCATTGTCAATAGCAGATACGAATTTTGAAAATCTTAGATCACCATCAAACTTCTGAAGATTTGTTGAACTATAATTGCTGATCGCAGTGACAACTAGCGATTTAATGTCATTTGCTAACAATGAGGTCGCTGTTTGGTCATATTGTACCGTTGAAGTAACACCACAATATAGGTAGTCGGGATCCTGGATGATTAGGCGTGTTGGCAGCCCCATGTATTCAAGTAGGAAGTTAGAGATTTCAGCCTTTACGTAATCTGGCGCCACAGTGCCAGCTTGTGGTTGCAACACAGCAACAACTCGGCCGTATTTCTTCTCAGTTAGCAACTGACCGCCAAACGTATTAACATCCTTAATAACTCCACCGAAATTATCTAGGATCAGTGCTGAATAGTCGTCAGATGCAAGAGCCCGTTCTTGTGTCGCAAAGTAACGAGGAGCACTGAAGCGGATTGATTCAATAGCTTCAGGTGGAGCCCCGCCCGCTGAATTTGAAGTTACTGTGACAGGACCAACAATGATACCAGCACCACCATTTGTATTGGATAGACCTGAAGTTAAAGTAAAGCTGGTAATACCGTCTGCCGTGTTGCCTGATGAAACACGGTAATTTGCCGTAACTAACGCCAGGTTATCAGGAAAACGACCAAAAAGGTTATCACCAAAAATAAGCTCATATTGACCATTTTGTGCTGCCTGTAAGAAGTAAACTGTTGAATTTGAATTCAGATGGAATAGAGTGGACGCAAATGTGAAATTTGTATTCACTGCTGATTCTGTCACCGTAACAGTGAGTGAATTTAGATCAATATTTGGATTAGTTAGAACAAATTGCTGATTGTCATTGGTGTAATCCACGACGAATGTATCAGTAATGTATACGCCTTCAAATAATTGAAGGTTAGTAATTGAGAAAATGTTATTGCCTGAGAAATAATTGGTCTGTTGTTGGGTGGTAAACGTGAACTGGCCGTTAGTGTTTACCCCAGTGAACAATGTTCCCTTTGGAATTATCAGAGGTGGCGTTAAACCAGTAGCAGTAATGTTGAATGCAATATTGGCGCTTGAAGAACGAGCTGATTGCGGTAGGTAATTAAGCTCTTTGGCATGTGAAACAACTGAATCCAGCTTTTGAGCTGAATCCAGGAACATCTCCGATGCGACCATGTTTAAATAAAAAGCATTCAGGTAGGAATTGTACGTTTGCACGTCGATTAGAACGTTCATGTTTGAATCAGTGAACGAATAATCTTTGAAGATTGTCTGAGTGCTTAAAAACTGGATATACGCTTGCTTTAACGTATCAAAGTCCAGCGATGTGATGGAGAGTGAGGTATTAGCGGCCATTTCTTACCTGATTTGCTATCGATCAGGTATTTAGCAGAATTCTAGTCAAGAAAAAGCCGGTCGACTCCGGGGCTGACAGGTCGACCGGCTTTGTGCCACTACCAACAAAGGAGCCACCCCACCGTTGGGGAGCCCGTTACCTACGTGGCGCTCGGTAACTACACAATAGCAGGTATACCATCCCTGTCAAGATAAAAGCGGCTACAATCTCACAATGCAACCGCCTTTACCTCGAGAATATGTGTTTGAACGGTTCTGCACCATCTGGGCCTCGCGGCCTGATGGTTACTGCTTACATTCAGCCTCTCCATTGTAGCACTGCAAACCGTTTGCAGCATCGATATCGTAGCAAATTACCTAACACGTTTCAAGAGAATTGGTAAATTTATTACGTTGGGATTGTTCACAAGTTGAAAAACAATGTTGACAGCAATGCCGTTATTATTAGGCGAGTCGAGCACAGTGAGATTAATGATGGTAATGCGTGGCTCAAACTGTCGAGCGCTAAGTGTTATTGCATTGCGAATGTCTTCTATGAGAAACGGTGTGTCGAGCTCAAACATAGATTGCACTACATTAGTGCCAAAGAAAGGCTGGAAAAAACGACCAAAAACTGCTGTATAAACGAGATTCTTGAAAGCTTGTCGTACAGCATCTTCATTCTTCAATACGACGAGCTGATTTGTAATTGGATGCTTGACCAAATTGTTCGAGAAGTCAGAATAGGTTTCTATCTTCTTCTGCGTTTGTGTTATAAGATCAGCGCGACTAATTGACATTTAATGCCCTTTCCCTTAATCTGGTATTTAGCAGCGACCATGGGATATCTTATGCCTGATAGCGTTAAAGCCAATGAAGTTGAGTTGAGCACTATCCGTGAAGAATTGCGAGGATATGGAATTGCTCATGAGCGAGTTGATTCATTAATGGTTGAGCTAATACAGGTAGGCCAGCAAGTTATTTGCGCCTCACTTGGTGAAGTAGCCGGCGCTACATCAATTGCCCCTGAGACGTTGAAGGTACTGATCGCCACTCTAGTTGCCCATGGAAAATGAGAAAATACGATCCTGACAAGTTGTTGAGTCTGATGAATTTTCTCTGCTGGTACCAGCAGGACCAACCAGGAGCCTATTGGGGCGGCGTTCCCATAGAAACTGCTATGCAAGGGCTACAACATGTGCTAGGCCTTGATGATGAGGCCTTTGAGTTGCTTAAGCAAGTATCTTTGGGCACATACACTCCAGGGGAGCCAAAAAATGACTAAGTGGGATATTTACGGCGTTGATGGTAAGATCGGCGTCTTAGAGGCTGTTACGTACGAGCTTGCCAGAGATGCGGCAAGAAAACAGTATCCCGAACTCGGTAATCGTGTTCGGGTCTACAGAGCCAAGGTGGAGCAAGAGAAGACATCTACTCGTGCTGAACGTCTTGCTCGCCGAATCCCTCGCCGCTAGCCGTCTAGAAAAAGGGCTGGGAATGACCCAGCCCTTCGTTGCGTTAGCTTGCTGCCTTTTCCGTCTCTTGCTCTGCGAGCTTGAGAATAACAGCGCTCTTAGCAGTTTCCTGTGCCTCAGTCACCAGCTCAACGGCCATCGCCGCATTGCTAGCTTGTAGCTCACGAAGAGCAGTGAGCCGATTGGCGACGAACTGGTCGATCTCCGTCATTGTTGATGAGATTGCATCCTCGGTTGCCTTGGCGCTGGTCACCATAACCTTCGTGAGGCTAACCATCCGAGTACGGACCTCAATGGCATAATTGGCGAAGGTGTCCCGTTGAATTTGCAGATTTTCGTTCTGGGTCTTGAGGAACGAAATCTGGTCGTTGAGCCGGAGGATTTCGGCGGCATGATGTTTGCGGTCTTCCTCGATCTGCGCAATGCCCGCCGCATTGACGTCACGAAGCTCCAACACTTCCTGCTCGAGTGCCGTCTGATGCAATACAGCGGCTTCCATCATGTTAGCTGGCACCGGCGGTGGAGGCGGGGCATGTTCCAGCTCGGGAGCCACCCGATGCAAGCGAGCATCTTCAAGTGGCATCGTCGAAGGTGGCGGCACCGGCATGGCCGCCACGGTAGGCAAACGATTGTCTTTCATGGCTTCTCTCCTGGTAGTTGTTGCCATTAATCTCCCCTTCCTTTTGGAGTGGATGTTGGTACTTTCCGTTTGCGGGCAACCGGGGACTTCTGCTGCAAGCTGTACCAGCCAAGAGCATTCATCGCCTTGGTTAAATCCAACGGTGATGAGCCGTCCTTCGGTTGTTCGCCAAGCAGCAAGAAAACGGCGACGTTTTTCTTGTCCTTCTGCTTGAATGAGACACTTAATCCGGGTTGCACATGAGTGAAGCTACCCATCGTGACTATATCGCCGTTAACAGGTCCTCGCATTGGTCACAATCCCATGAAAAAGCTCTAGCTGCATACTAACAGCTAGAGCTACTTTGTCAAGCCTACGAGTGACGTGATATTATTTCGTTCTCTTAGGCAATATAACCAATTCATGGTAAGCCATGTGGCAGACGATGGCAAGCCAGTTCTCTTCTTCATTCGTAATTGGATCGCCGAGCTTACGTGCCATCGTCTCCAGGCGAGCGATAATCTTCTGTTCCATTTGATGACACTGTATGACTTCTTCATCGGTCATTGCAAGCGCTTCCGAAGCCATTTCGTCCTGCAAGGCAGTAATCTTAGAGCCCATTTATCAACTCCTTTGTTGCGTTCAAGACAATAGCGGGCCCGACCAAAAAGTCAAGTCCGCTATGGCACAAATTCAAATTAGTAGGTCTTGGTAGTACGGACTTCCGTGCTCTTGCCGTCAATCTTGATTCGGATTTCAAGGTTTGGATCAATCAACTCCTTGCCGTCCTTTACAAGTGCAAGAATTGATTGATATACTACCTCACCATAGGCCTTTTTCAAGGTCTCGGTACGCAAATCTTCAATATCAATGTTGTGTTCAATCTCAGTGCTGGGTAAAGGATTGAACACCTTAATGGTTGCGCCTTCTGGCGTGGTTTGCCACACCGTGGCCTTTATAGTATGATAGCTCATTTAAATTGGCCTTACTCCGTTGTTGGTAACTCAAACTAATTAGTTAAACGTTGATCTCACGGTTTCTTGGTGACCACCGTAAGGGTACGCTGCAAGGGTGGCGGTGCTGCCTCCATACCCTTAGCAACCATCAAGACAAGATTGCCAAGGGAGCGGTATCCGGAATCGTTGCCCGCAAGATGCATTATAGTTTGAGCCGACTGTAAAGCCAACACATATTCTGCTGGATTGTCGGATTTTGGCAGGTCAATCATCACCGTAGTGACGTTAGGATCAACGTTCTTTTTATTATGGGAACGTTCAAGCCGGATTGCCTTAATGGCTTTGCCAACTAAGGTCTCGTGAATTTCCAAGGCGGCGGCGATCTCGGCGGGTTTTGCGCAGAGATGTTTCTCGCAATAGTCCCGCACTCGTTCAACCGTGTATGCTGATGGCTTGCCTTGGCCAAACCTGCGAGCTGAGTCCAGCATGTCCTGCGGAGGTTTGTTTTCGTTGATGTCTTTCATAACAGCCCTTACTTTGATTGGTGCCTTTAATATAAGCACCGATTACTTGGTCGTCAATTGACCATTGGTAACATAGGTTTCATAATTGAGTGCCTCCACGATGTAGTCAGCGTTAGTTTCTTTGTAGATCAGCCCGCAAAGATATTCCCGATTATCTTCGCCAATTGTCCAAAGTTCAAACCCACCAAATACTCGACGATAAAACCATTCACCAGGTTTCATTGATCATTATCCGCTTTAGTTGGTATTGCGTCGTTGAGATCTTCCACCAGATGCTGAGTGGCCGATAACTGGTGGCGCAGCAAGCTTAACATATCGTCACGCCCTTTTGCTAGTGTGGAAGACCGCTCGACTAGCCAATGCAAGACTGTCATAATAGCGACGTCGTTTACCAGCTTGGCCTTATCAATCTCGTTGGCCATCTTCAAACTCCGCCAAAGCATCAACTGCACGACGAACGGCTGCATATCGTTCATTATAATAGTTCTGTGCCCGGAGATGCTGTTCTTCCTTGCGTTGCAAATCAAGAGCAGCAATATGCAGGCGGCGTTGGGCTCGCTCTAAATCCCGCAAGGCTCCTGCATGTGCTCTATTAATCTTCAACTGGAATACCTCCGTCTATTTGCGGTGCTTGTCCAGAAAATCTTGTGGCAAGCCGTCGGTCAGTTCGATGGGTAATGCGTCGGTCTCGTTGAGATAAACGGCGACTGCCGACTTAATGCCACTACCAATCTGCATCCACATACCATCTGCCATTGAGACCAATCCCCAACGATGGGTGTCCAACAGTTTCGGCGGATCAATACCAAAATTTCGTTCGATACGTTTGTCGTCTTCCGTCTCCAAGGAGGTGCGATGGCGCCACGAGATCATCCACAGACCTGTGACACCTGTATCCGTCTTGCGGACAAGACGGCCAGGATTGATGTCTTTCTCTTCCCATTGAACTTTCATAGTTCCTCTATATGTTGGAGTGGTAATATAGAATTTGAACATTCACCTGATCCGTTTCCAGGCGCCGAAGTCGATCCATACTCGAATGTGAGGAACTGGCCAAATGTACCAACGCAGCCTAATCGCTTTCCAAAGACGCCAGCTCATTGTCGGGTCTCCCATGGACAGGTTTCAAGTTGCCGTTTCTTCCAGGCCTTCGCCTCCTTCATGCTCTGAACAATTGTGACGTCCAGAACTACTACAGTTTTGTCACCAAGCTGAGGTGAGCCACGGCTGAGGACCGCCATGTATCCATCATTCTGCGGCTGGCGCTTTTCCCGTGCCACAGTTAGATAGATCCGGTCCTCCGCCATCAATCAACCTTCATCTTCGCATGAAGCAGGTCCGTATAGGCCTTGGTACAGCGGTCGGCAAGGCGGCCGTCACCAGCAGACAATTCCAGGTAATGATCAAAGATCAGATCACGGAGACATGGCGAGACCTTGTCGGGCTTAAAGGAAAGCATCTGTTCAAATTCAACCGACGTCATTTGCCACCTTCTTGAGCTTCTTGCCCTGCTTGGACACAATCTTCACCACCTGTTTCATGCTGGTGGTGGTATTGGCCCGAATGAACTGCTTGGAGAGCTTGGCCCGAACCGCCTTCATATTGAGCCTCTTCTCTTCGTACTCCGCCATCGTGGCTCTGTAGAAGACGCCCTCGTAACTTCCAGGACCAGCCTTCTTGATTCTCTTCTTGAGGACCTCAGCTTTTGCGATCCAGTCCGCCGCCTCAGCGAGATAATATCCGAGTAAGTCGACATCGTTCTTGGAGATACGGGCAAGCTTGACAACCTTCGCCATTATTTAATCCTCAGTGCTTTGACGTGACAGGGGAACTCGGCATAAAGCCAAATGAAAATGTTCTTGAACACCGGGAGTTCAGTACCTGTAAACTCAACCGTGCGCTCATTGGACCCGTTTTTCTGGGTCACCAATTCGACAGTAATGATATTCTTTTGGTCTGACATACACCCGGCTCCTTAGTTGGTAGCCCAGTATAGCACATCAGGCCAAGCTGTCAACCCTATGAGTTGACGCTATTTCATTAACTTCTTGCTAACCGCCGCCCCTGAGACCCAAGGGTGATGGTCAATCCCTGCCGTGATCTTCCAAGTACAATAATCTTCTTTTTTACCAGTATCACGAGGGACCCGCTGGTAGCCCTATGACGAAGATATTGAGGCATATCCATCATCATGCGAGCAAACTGACGTTTCCACAAGTCGCTCTGGTAGCACATGTCATCCTGTCTCTTCAGGATATAGAAGAGGGCATGGGAGAATGCAACGGCGTTAAGGATCCGTGCTGCTTTGCTGCTCATTTGCTGATTGTACTCCATAGACGGCCCATTTCAGCACAATGCTCAATAAGCCGCATCTTCTCCACCCGCTCCATTTCGCGGGCAGCCTTTATTAATACTTCACTCAAAGGCGTGCTTGGTGAACAGGTCACCCAAATGGAGAAATCGCCGATCTTAACCAGCCTGGCGAACAAGAGCCCCTCACTTCGAGTCGTCGTACTCTGCGGCGTCATGACCTTTACGGTAGCCAGCATTATGCGCTTCTACAAGCGCCTTTGCAAGCGCTTCAACAAATTTCTTGTGCTGCTTTTCGCTGAGCTTTACGCCATAGGTCGCAGCAAGTTCTTTTGCCGCCTTAACAGCGCTATACTCCATACGTCTCCTTTCTACATCACATAAGAAGAGACCCCAGGGGCGGCCTGGGGTCTCCCACCTCGTCACCGAGACATGGGATGGGGGGCTGCTCGGCGACGGAGTGACTACTTGGCGCCGACTCCTGCGTTGCTGCCGCCGGCATAGTTGAACACGCCGTTGTCGCGAGGATCGATCTGCTTCATGTAGAGCGGCGAAGTGTCGACATAGGGATGAAGCGAGCCGACGTAGATCACATGAGCCTGGCAGGCGGCCAGGGACGTGGCCTGCTGGCAAATGGGATCGCCCAGGGACGTGGGAAGGGTGGTGGCGGCGGCCGAGACGATGGAACCGATAAACAAAAGACCCACGATTGCAAACTTGCGCATTAGCACCTCCAAGGTTTTGTTAAAGCCCCTATTGGCTTAACGTATGCTAGACATATTATAGCATCGTTTCTGTTTGTCAACTCAAGAGTTACACGAATTCGTTATTATGGGTTTGGTTATTAGTTTGAATTAACCCTAAGAAAAACCCCGGGCGTAGCCGGGTTCTTGAAATCACTTCATTGTTACCGTGCGTCAATCTCCATGACTCTACCCAATCTGCCTGTCGGCTGTATTGCCCTTGATCCGCTTCCGATCCTTGGAGGACGGGCGGGTGTCGGGCCTGCCACCATTGCGGTCGTAATTCTCTTCCGCCTTGATAATGGCTTCGCCAATTTCATCAAGAAGCTTGAGACGTTCTTGCAACCAGGGCGTCATTTGGTCGTTGTCATACTGCTCGCCAAACTGGTTGACGATTTCCTCAAGCACCCGCCCTTGGTGGCGAGTGATCTTAATGTGGATAATACCCTTGGGTGGCGCTGTCATTCAATTACCAACACAACTCTGGAGCCATGGCACCGAGAGCATTCCTTATCAATCCGCAGAAAGAAGCTCGTGACGGTACCCTTGCCATGGCATTTGCCACAGCGCTGAATACGGGCATCAATGCCGTTTGCCCTCAACCTGACATTGGCGCCCGCGATTTCAAGATCCAGTTCGTTGTCCGAACTCATGCCTGCCTCGGATCGTCTCGCCGCATTTCACCCTGTTGCAGCCGCCACACGCCAGTGACCGGCGTCGCAACTTCCAGTGATCCGTCAGGTCGCCACTTGAAAGTGGCATCGCCGACATTGCCTGCGAGCAGCGAGCCGACAATATCCAGCGTTGCCAGACAGCGAGCCGCTGCTTCAAGCTGCTGTTTGGTGAAGATGTGCCGTTCAACCGTTGTTTCAGTTCCTGTCATGCCGCCCTCTTGACCTGTCGTCTTGAATGATGATGTCGGCACATTTGCCAACTCGTAACAAGCACTTGCCGTTAAGATTAATCCACAGCTTGTGCTCGGCGTCGATAATCACCTCAACCTGGGCGGCCTCATGAAGGTCGACCAGTTCAAAATCTTGAGTATGAGAGGAATGATCGCGACCAATTCTCAGCTTGGCCATCAGAATTTCACTCCCTGGAAGATCTTTTCCCGATCCGCCGCATCGATCCAGGACCAGGACCGCTTGATTTCTTCCCACACCATGTCGGTGCCTCTGGACTTGCGCCGGTTAATCCATTTCTGCAGCGAGTTGATCTGCAGGGTAACGTCTCTCGCCACTTGCCGCCCTCCTAAAATTTGATGTTGTTCACTGCGGCTCTAGTGTAACACCACAAGAGCCGCTTGTCTAGCTCTTGATCCTGCGCTCCACCTTCCAGCCCGCCGGCACACGAATGCAGTTGCGGAATTCATTGAAGTGAAATTGCCGAAATTGAAATGGATGTTCATTTACAGGTCGTACGGTAACGACCTTCAACCACATGCCGTACACCCAGATTTCGTCGTTGGCCTTGATGCTGTCAGCTGAAACAGTATCAATCTCGGACTTCTTGCGCTCTGTCATGCCTCAATACCCTTGTGCTTGAGATAGGCCATCCAGCCCTTGTAGCGAGCATCCCAGCCATTGGCGGCAGAACCATGCCAGTAGAACTTCTCAGGACCGTGGAACTCCCAATTGTCCTTGTGGAAATGGTAAGTCCAGGCATCCTTACGGAGATTGACTTTTGGGAAATGCTTCTTGACCAGCTTGTGCGCTTCCTTGAGCAGTGCCAAACAAAAGGCGACATCCATGCTAGCCATCCAGAATCTCCTTGTGCAGCTTCACGAGACGGTAGACCCGCCGTGGATTGCCCATGCGGCATTCATGCAGAACGCCCCTGGCGCCCTGTTCGCTGATCTGCGTTGGCTTGTGGATGGCGTTGGTGGACACCCAAACTCCGGAGGAGTTCACCACCTCAATGTGGTATGCATATTCCGCCACGTTCAGCCTCCTGTGGGACCGTTGCACGCCGCTGGTGGTCCCGTTACCCCTGGATGTCCTGCGGGCTTCGTAAGTTTCCGCAGGGTGGCGTTAAACTGAAGTTAGGCGGCCTTCTTGCCCTTGTGCAGCTCATCCTCGGGGACAAGCCGGGCGCCACGGGCAGCAAGTTCGCCCTCGAGCATCTTGACCAGCTTCTGCTTGTCCTCGGTGAGATCCATCACTTCCACTGCCCGAAGACCGTGCAGCAGGAGAGCGACTTGGTTGGTCTTAAGTTGACGAAACATTCTTCAGCCTCTTTGTTGGAATTGAATAAAGAGTAAAATGGGGCGGCCCACCTTAAGGAATCTCATGTGGCCATTTGCCGTTAGCCGCCCTTCACTTCCTACCAGGTCCGAACTTTTAGTCGGGACCGCATTACCCCATCAACCGGGGATCCTTCAACGTGCAGGACCTGGATTTTATCCTGCACGGCTGCCTGGATTTCCAACTCCCGTTTCAAACGCCTGGCAACACGGCGACGGGCTTGGGACACTCTAAACCATAGCACGCTCTCCTTCGTTATGTCGCCACTGTAGCAGCTTCCACAGCAGAGTCAACCCAAAAAGGAATGAAAATGTATCAAAAGATATTGCGGTGCAAAAGGGCGGAGTACTCCGCCCTTGCTTTTTATCCAAGCGTTATAGTTTCGAGACGACCGACCCGCTCGCGGATGCCGTTGTCCTTAAACTTCATCCGGCTGTGCCGGGTTGGCTTGTGTGCAGCAGCTTTTTCGGACGGCCGGGTCTTCTTGCCGTCCGAATCCGCAATTCGCTTGGTGCCCTGCGTACCGCGACCAAGCCGTTTGCTTGGTGCCTTGAACTTCTTGATGGTGAAGTCGAACATCTTGAAGAATTTGTTGTCGGTAAGGTCACCCGCGACAAACTGGGCCCGCATTGCCTTGGAGGTCTGATATCGAGTCCAGTGCGAACGATCCTTGGACATTACCAAGGTACGACTCTTGCCGACCTCCACTTCTGGTGAACCAGTCTCCCGCATAATGCCGCAAGCATAAATGCAATGGCCGAGATCGCCGGGAATGCCCTTCTTCCAGTCCTCCTTGTTTGCAGTAATAGTCAGATCTTCAGGGGCGTCGAGAACAGGAAGACCCTTGTAAGTGTTGATAACATTTCTTTTCCGCTTAGCCACCTTTTTCGGGGCCTTCATGGTTATGCGCTTCTTCATCATATTCCTCCGTTACAGGGTTGATACCAAGTCGCTTACACTCACGTAGAAATTTCATATAATGAGGTTGTTGAACCATCTCATTAGCCCGTTTTATAAGGTGTCGCCGAGCCCTTTTCTTTCTCAAACCAGCGCCAGCCTCAGTCTCCACCTGCTTGAAATATCTAATTGCAACATATGCATCATCACATCGCTCAAGTAATTCATCGGCCGGCGCTTGCGCATCAAGCAATGCCACTAATACTTGAAGCGTTTTTCTCAATACCTTATAATGGCCGCCTTTGTATTTCAATTGGTTATCAAATCGACTTAAAGGATGATATTTGGAGACTCTATGGTGGCGGGGTTTACGAATCTCCAATCCATCATTGCTAATGATGACTCGAGTTTTATCTAAAAGTTCCCATACAGATGCTCTGCCGCCAACAGTATGGTAAAGACGCTCTGCATCAATTAATGCAGCGATCTCACGAGCATTTTGTGGATAGGAGGTCTCGTGAGACCAAACCCATGTCATAAAACTAACAAATTCGTCAGCGGTTGTTGGCAGCTTCATGCAATTAGCATATACAGAAGACAGTGGTTGTCAAACAACTGCATGTTGTTTTTGAACCATTTTCACTTCACTCCATTGCGGTTGAGAAAGTCGGAGATTGCCCACTGCTTTCCAACCTTGGTGATGGTAGCGCTGTGGTCCATGAAGATGTCCGGCTTGCCGTCGGTCCGCTTCCAATATTCCCGCTTCGTCAGAACGTCATCGTGGCTGTAGCGGAAGCCCCGCCGTTCCAGTTCCTTGGCACAAGCCCGGTTGGTACCGATGAAGACCTTGAAGTCAGTCATTGGCCCGGCTCACTAGCTTGTCTTCGGGCGCAAGGATCAGGTCGGACGCCGGACATGAACATTCCACCACAACCGGATTTTCCCGATCCGGAAAGAAGGCGGAACAGTCCAGACCGGAACCATCCGAGAACATGCCCATGCCGGTTGGCTCGCCGTTGAAGAAGATGCTGCGGCTGCCATTGTAGCCACCACGTTCAGAAAAGGCGACGTGCTTGCAGGACCAACGAAGGTGGGGATGGTTCTTGCAGGTAAGGATCGAGTGTCTCATGTCTTCCTCCTATTGCCAACAGCAGCGGTTTCTCATGTTGTTACGTAGTGCCAGACGCTGACCCAACGTCGCCAAGGCCAGGCGGTCCAAATTCGACCATACATGTAAACAGAACCACCAAAGCCAACTTTGAATGGCTCAACCATATAACAACGAGACATGTCCTACCTCCGTTTCAGTTCGGCCACAATGGCCATGCGGTAGTTGGTGTTCTTCAGATACTCGGACGCTTCACAGCGGCGCAGTTCGGCGACCAGCTTCTCGAAGCTCCAGTTCAGGATCCAGGTGAAATACATGGTTCACTCCTTCATCAGCTGGGCGAGCTCTTCGTCGTACTGTTGCTCGGAGATGACGCCGTTTTGAAAGTTCTTCTCCAGCAGGTCCATCTCCAGTTCCTTCTGGGTCTTCCGTGGCCGGGTCCAGGTATTCCTAAAACCATGGCCGTCGCCGTAGATGTCCTTGCTGTTGCGAAACATGTTCAGTCCTCCACTTCCAGAAGCTCCAGGGTCCACGTGCAGACATCACCATAGTCACAACTGTAGTTGCCGTCGCCGAGCTGGGTCAAGTCCTCCGTAAAGATCCTTGCGAGATCACCGCCAAGAAAATTGTCCTCCTTGGCCTCCTCCTTGTACAATTCCTCCAACTTGTCCAACGCCTTGGACTTATCGCTTTCCTTGTAAAGACCAATGACGCCGGTGCCGTCGTCGGAGTGGACGTGAACGCTCAGGACCCAAAGCTTCATGGTTCAGGCCTCCGTGTAGGGATCGGGTTTGCCGGAGAATGGCCGCAGGTCCCGCAGTCCCGAGATGGGGCTGTAGGTGGCCACCAGCCGGCTGCCCCAGTTCAGGACAACACTGCGGTCCCAGATGGCGGCCTCGAAGCCAGCCTTGCGAGCCCAAGCTTCAGCTTCCTCGAAAGTTTGGAACTCGGGGGACTCGTTGTGGAGGTTGGTTAAGGTAACTTGGAACATCACTTCCTCCTATATGAAAATGCTGTCGACGTACAACACAGCAGCCTCTTCCTCGTCCGTCGAGTCGAAAAAGCTGGGATCGGAACCGCCGTTCAGCTTGGACATCATGTCTTCCGCTTCGGACTTTGTTCCGTAGAGGATTGGAAATTCATCCCTCAGATTGTCGCCGTCCTTGTAGTAGTCCTTGGCGACGACGTAACGGGTCTCTAGGGGCTTTGGGCGTGCCATTGTGTCGCTCCTTAGTTGGTATCCGCAGAATAGCACGGCCCGAACTAGAGTCAAACACTTTTTCAAACGGAAGGTGTTGCACCGCAATATTATTTGATGCGGCGCTTGTACTTGGTTAGGCCCGACGAGAGGATGACGTAGTAGAATTCAGCGTCTGCGGGGGCATGCTGGGTTTCGTAGAGATAGGCGTCCCGAAACTGCTGGCCCTGCTTCAGGCGCTCCTCGTACTCCTCCCTCGTTAGGGTCTTAGGCTTCCGTTTTGCCATGCTTGCCCTTCCGGCTGTAGACCTTCTTGGACTTGACAACCCGCGGACGGTATTTGGGCGTCCGCAAGTCCGCTGCTACGGTGTTCCGTCGTTTGCGCTTCTTGGCCATAATCCAGTCCTCAGTCGTTGATGACCAAAGCGGTCAGTTTCTCCAAATGGGCGGGTAGCTTGTGCCACTTGTTGGCGACGCTGCGGTCCGCAATGTGGGTAGCCTTGTACCGCCAACCCATAACCTCGTCGTCGTGGGTGTCAACCCCATCCTGCACAAAAAGCACTGAATCTCCAGTGAGATGGGACACGAGGATGAAGCCAACGTCGCAGGCGTCATCGTAAACCCTACCGTCAAAGCAGCGGCCGCCAGTTCCACCAATGTCCGAAGCCTCAGCCGTGAAGCAGTTATTGTGGAAGCTGAAATCCCGGGTGCTTTTGTAGGTGCTGCAAATGATAGTCATTTGGGCGGTTCCTGTTTTGGGTAGTAAGGGGAAGCCTTTTGGACTTCCCCCTCCGGGCCCTGTAACGTCCCAGCTGTCACGTGTACCGTAGCATGGGCTGACGCAGAGTCAAACACTTTTTCAAATGAAGATGTTGCAATGCACAAAGAAAAAGCCCTGGACTAGAGCCAGAGCTGTGCTTAAACCACCAAAAGAGCCATTATGAAACCTTCGAACCCAAAGTCAACTTTGGATCTTCTAACTCCGTAAAGTGAACCCCTACGGGGCCTTCACTTCGTTACGGCCATTCTTCGAATAACCGAAGTGATTTATATGATCAAGGGTTTTACGGCTTAGGTAAAACCCATTAGCACTCATGTTTAAAACATGATCACGTGGAATTTATTTCCACAACTAACGATCGGCACTTGAAAAGGGGGCTTAGGCCCCCTTTAACACATTTTACAATTTGGACAAGTAGCACGCAAAAGCGAACAGCGGACGGAACAGTATATTGGGAAGCTTATGCAGTGGCGAACAGCACAGCTTGAGACCCACTTTTGAAAGCATATTGCGCATAGCGTGCTCCTGTGTTGGTAGAAGCACGCTAGCACAGTTTGGAGGGTTGTCAAGCCTCCAGCGCCTCCTTTATGCGGCGCTCCAGGGCGTAGTCAATATCCCTGAGGTAGCAGTAGAAGCCCACGTCCAGCTCGCCGCAGTGGCGGGCGTTATAGGCGTCCATGTCCCAACGGATCGCATCAGCCCAGCTCTTCGCCCCAATCTCCATGTAGCGGACCAGGTCCTGCTCCCAGGTCTTCTGAGCCTGGAGCTTGCTGCGGGACTCGGACGCAATGCTTTCGTCCAGCTCTTCGCAGAACCCATCCCAGGTGGACTGGAGTTCGTCGTCGGACATGGCAGCATAGTCCAAACGCACCCGGTAACCACGGGCGTCCTTGGAGAGGTCCGAGATGATCTGGAGCATGCCGTTACGTTCTGCGGGGGTCATTTCGTTCTCCGTTGTTGGTACGCTACCATAGCACACTTTGGAACAGAGTCAAACGTTATTTCAAACTATTTTCAAAAGAGTTGGGAGGCCTAAGCGGCCTCCCGTTGCTCCTTATTAGCTTTCTTCGCTTTCGCAGCCTCGTCGAGCTGCTTCCAATACTTGACGATGCGGGAGTAGCCAGTCCGTTCGGAACGCTTTACCCACTTCTGTACGACCCAATCGGGCAAGCACCCATCCTTCAGGTACTTCTTGGCACCCAGACAGCCTCCAAAGCCATCCGCCCCCGTAAATCCAACGCCGTTATCAACGTTGGTGGTGTTGGCGTCCTTTTCAGCTGCTGTCTGCCTCTTAAAGAGCACGACAAGGGCCCTTCCAACCGTATGCATCTGGATGTCGCCACCCTGGTCAATGAGGGCCTGGAGGAAATCACGGGTTACGAGGTGGGTCATTGGGATAACTCCTTTGTTGGTATGCCCACGATAGCACAGTTTGGAGTAATGTCAAACAGTTTTTCAAGTTTTTTTTGTGTTTTTTATAGTCGTCAGGGGCCTCCGGGTCCTAAGGTTTGGACCGTCACCCATGCTAACCATAGCATGGGATGATATAATGTCAAGCCACAAAAGGAAACGGGGGCTCCAAGGCCCCCTTGCTCCTCCCTTACATGCTCCAGTAGGTTTCGGAGCTCGGATCGCAGCACAGCGGCGTGTCGACCGGGATGCGGACGAGATTGCCGGACATGAGGTTGGTGACCACCTTGGTCTGGACGCCCTGCTCGTACTGTTCCTCCATGCTGCGGGCGAAGTCGACGCTGCGGCGAGCGTGGCGGACGAGGCGAGCATGCTTAACTTGGCGGGACTTGGACATTTGGGTTGCTCCGGTAAAGCACCGGGATGGTGCTCTTTGTTGGTATTCGGACCCTAGCACGGATTGATATAGAGTCAACCCATAAAGGCCTTGCACCGCAGCAAACGGGTTTACTTGCGGCCGCCCTTTTCCCACTTTTGCACCGCAGCAACCAACTCCTCATGGAAATAGTCACCCCGCATCGTGCGCTTGATGTCAATACCTCCAAGGAGGCCAAATACCAGAACCCGGGTGGCGGGATTGTAGAAGCCCGGAATATCACTTGACTTCTTGAGCTTTTCGTGGTTGGTGACTTGGTCACCGTCCAGGGTTGCGATGGCGGTCTCTGTGATGCCATCCTCCGTCCAGCTGAAGTGCACAGTGTAGAAGTGCAGGCCGCCGGAGCCGTTGCGGTGAGAGACGATTTGGTGAATTTTCATGTCAATCTCCTAGTGCATGAGGCAGGCGACGATGAAGAAACCGACGAACGCAATAACGGCAGTGTGCCAGGTGGGCATTGAACTTACTCCTCTTCGATGGGTTTGTCAAGTGTCATGGGGCGTATTTCAACCCTGAGAGGAGCATCCTCCCAGATGTGCATCAAGTCACCTGTCATCATGGTGTCAAGGGCAAACTCGATCACCGTGTCCTCGTCGAAGTCGAAATAGGGTGCGGAACGTACGATGGCGGTACCTTCCTCCAGTGCCTTTTCCAGGCTGGAGTAGATGCCATACTCCATCTCGCCTTCGTAGCTCACGCAAAGCAGGTATTGGGTAATCATCTTCGTTCTCCTTGTTGGCGACCACATGCTAGCACGAAGCGATGCAGAGTCAACAGCATATTTGAAAAAAGTGGCCAGGGCTTTTACACCCTGGCCCAGTTGCCCAATTACTCCTCGTCGTCCTCCAATTCTTCCTCGTCCTCGTCCTCCACTTGGGAACGCAGGGCCTCGATCGTATCCTCCATATTGGTGTTGTGCCCCACGTACATGTGGTCATCGTCCAGGGACATCACCAGGTGCCCGTACCAGTATGCACGAGCACGCTCGTATTCGCTTGTACCACGAACGATCTCCATGGCCTCCTGGGCCAGGTTCTTGATCTTGTTCTTGATCTCTTCCAGACGTTCAACGTCCGAAGCCTTTGGGATATTGTTGGGCATTGGGTGTTCCTTTGTTTGTTAGTGCTGACACTGTAGCACAAAACGGCACAGTGTCAAACACTTTTTCAAACTATCTTGCGGTGATGATCACAACGCTTGCGCACTGCGAGGCGTCGAAGTCCTTGTCGTCCTCGTCCACCACCTTACACATATTGTGGTAGGATGAGTGCTTGACATAGCCCTCGTCGACGTTCTCCGCAATGGGAGCAACTTGGGTATGCCAGTGATCCCCATAGTTGTATGCGAAGTGAACCTCCGCCTCGGGATCCATCTGCTGGAGTTCGGAAATGAGCTCTTCAACGGTCATTTGGGCTGTTCCTTTTGTTTGCTTAGTGTCGCCACTGTAGCACGGGACGACACTAAGTCAAATAGTTTTTCAAATATTGGTGCTGCGGTGCATTATATCTTCATGCCCACGCGAGCAACGACAACACGGCAGAAGCGCTTGGGATGGACCCCACCCACATAGCGTGCAGTGACGATAACGCACCCAAGCTTCTTCAAATCGTATTCGTCGAGGTGGGACACATTACGCCAACCAGTCTCTCGCAACTGCTTTGGAACTTCACTGACTGGCATGCCCCAGAACTTGCCGCCGGCCTCGGTTTGGTAACGGCCAGGCCAGTTGAGCACTGCCTTGATAATTGCCTGCTTGGTAAGCATTGGATCTCTCCTTGTTGGTGTGCCCCTACGATAGCACACCAAACCCAATTGTCAAACGTTATTTCAAATTATTTCAGGGCTTCCACTTGTAGTTGGGGTCGTACTCCCTGTTGATCCGCTGGATGCCCTCGAAGGCGAGTTCGCTGTGGGTTTTTGTTTTGTCAAGCTTAATCTTGCCCTTCTTGGTAGCCTTGCGGATGTCGCGGACATGGTGTCCCCATGTCTTGCCGCCGTCGAAGGAGAACTGGGTATAGCCAATGCTCTTCAGCTTGCGAACGAGCATGCCATACGTGCTCTCATGGAACTTGAAGCCTCGTTCCCATGACCCGCTCTGCCCGCTTGTCGTGTTCTTGCCGACAGTGGCCTCAAAGTTACGAACCTTCACTTTCTTGCCCTGATTGGCAAGGTAGAATTCCTTAGTATGTTGAAACTTGGGCATCTTCGTTCTCCGTTGTTGGTATGCAGACACTAGCACACATCGACACAGAGTCAAACGTTATTTCAAACAAATTATTTCTTCAGATGGACCTCGTTGGGGTCGACTTCTCGGCCGGCCTGTGTTACATACCAGCCGTCGTTCCCGTCGGTCACCTTGCAGCCCACATAGCCATCGTTCTCCAGGGTACGCAGGGCACGTCGCACCCTGGACCACGTTGAGTTAATCTCCATTGCTATGTCAGCTGAGCTGGTGGGCCAACGACCAGGAGCTCTGAGGTAGATGAGTACAGCACGACCAATGTTCATTGTCAACCCTCCTTCAGGATGCCAAACAGGGCCCACTTGCCAATGCGGGGCCACTCAGCCCAGCTGTGCTTGCACTTGCAGACACGAAGATCGGTGTACTTGTCAAGCTGAATATACTCATGTGCAGCGGCCCAGTCATAATCGAAATACTTGACTTCCCGATCCGGGTTAACCGCATACACCGTACCCAGCATGTTCTCCCACAACAGGGGTTTATGTTTCTGGGTATAGGACTTTTTGGCTCTGGAAGCACCTGCGAACACGTCGCTGGGTTGGGGCTTCTTGGGCATTGGGTAACTCCTATTGTTTGTTGGTACGCTATCAATAGCACACTAAGAAACAATGTCAACCCGAAGAATGGAGCGGGGAGCCTTTTTAGGGGCTCCCCTTTTCCGTTACTCCGCCGAGGGCTCGAGCGCATTGCGCTCCTTCATGTTGCTGAGCACTTCCCAGGTGTCGAAGCACTGCTTCTGCATGGGCTTGCTGGCGGCGAGCGTCTTGTACGCCGCAACCAGGGCGCCGGCCTTGATGTGCTCGGCGATCTTGGCCGCAGCCTTCGCCGCAGTGCCGAAGCGCTTGGCAGCGTTCTTGTCCTCGGACTTCTTGGCGAGGCGGGCATTGCGACGCTCGACACGGCCAGCGAGTTCGATGTGACGGGTGGGATTGAAGATCTGCATGGTGTAACTCCTTCTGTTGGTTGGTTGGATTTACGTCTCTGCTTACATTTCCGACTTTAGCACCTATTTGAGCAATGTCAAATAGTATTTCAAACTTTTTTCAGTCCTGGTCAGTACGCCCGACCCACTTGAGACTGCACACACCTGGAAAGAAGGATTGGGTATGTCCGTCCATCTTAACGTAAATGCGGCCAGTGCTGCCACCGTGCCTCGGGAGCTCGATGCTCTCCAGCTCGCAAACCTCATTGCGGAACGTCTGGAGGATATCACCGGGCTTGGCTTCAATCCCTGTCGTCTCGTGTACAAGCTTGGGCACGAGGTAAGGCTGGGATTGGGTGTTCTGCGGTCCCATTGGATGGATCACTTTGCGCTTCATTTGGGCTCTCCGTTGCGGGGCTTAGCTAATACCATAAGTCCAAACTGGACTAGCACTAACTAAGCCCCTGTGTTTGCTTTAACTCGTCCACTGTAGCACAGTTTGGAACAATGTCAAATAGTATTTCAAATATTATGTCACAACGTGGGACGTTATTTCCCACGTCCAGCTGCCGTCATCGTTGACGTAGCTAACCCAAGCGCCGTCGCCGCCTGTGTAATGTGTTACAGCCTCATCAAACGGAGCAGCGTCATCGTCGCCCTCTGCCTCGTCGCTATAGCAGCGCTTCATATCCTCCAGGGCAAGCTCCTGGGTAGCGAAGACGTCAATAACGCCTGCACAATCCTCGTCTAGAGTCTTGCACACTAGCACCCAAACCTTCGTCATTGCTGCTCTCCTGTTGTTATGCTTCATTATGGCACGTATTTGAAAAATACGCAAGCCTTTTTTCAAATTATTTTTCAAACTTTTTTGTTGACATTACTTCGTAACGTGCTATGCTGTTGGGACAACAAAGGAGAAGCCCAATGTCCACATTTAGCGATGAGTTTGCGGAGAAGCTGTTCGAGGTATTCGACACAGCTAAGGAAGAAAAGGTTGCAGAGCTATACAAGCTCCTAGCGGACTATCGCAGCACCTATCCACGAAGCTATGCCAAGTTGAAGACAAAGCCCTTTAGCGGGGCTGTGATTATTGCTGTAGAGGAAGCCCACAATTATCTTAATGAGGTGGGTTGACATTGTATCGTTTCGTGCTACCCTAGCTGTACGTTGCATATAGCAGCGGGCTAGGGTGCACGGCCCAAACCTTAGGGCCCGGAGCGGCCTGATGGGCTGATTTCATCAACGATGGGCAAATGATCTTTCCCCTGTGGGCTGTCAACCCTGGCTCAGGAGATTGGAGTATACGGATGGATTATGGACTATCTAGCGTCTCAAGTCAAGCCTCCTCGGGGCCCCAATCGCCCCATTTTTCAAACGTGCCATGTGCGTAAGTAACGAAACCCCGCACCTCAGTCCCATCAGGAGCAACCACAACGGAAGCTGTATGCTTACCCTTGCGATACGTTATGGTTTTGGACCCTGCGGGTGCATGCAGTGCCCCGGGTATAACGAGGCCCCACTGCTTAAACCCGCTTGCTTCCAAATGCTTTATGTTCATAACAAAGCTCCTTTTGTTGTTCCCATAGTAGCACAAAACTATTTCAAGTCAAATGTTTTTTCAAACTATTTGCACTTGACATTATCTCATCCTGTGCTACTCTATGCGTACGGTCCCCACAGCAATGCAGACCCGGAGGCCCCTGACGGCTGTATTCCATGATACGGGGAACCCAGATACCCTAGAGTAACATAAGTCCAATCTCCAGTCAACCCCACGACAAAAAAGAAGATTGTGCAGTGCAAGGCCTAATATTTGAAAAAATGTTTGACGTTATTTCGTTTTGTGCTATACTCTACGGACAATAAGGGAACTAAAGGAGTTACCCAAAATGTACAGCCCAAAGCTAGCCAATGCGCTTGCCGCTGTAATCACAGCCCACGACGGGTTGGATGTGGCGATGCGCCTATTGTCCCAAGCGGACGTCACCAAGATTATGAACGATTCTGGATATACAGATCGTTACACAACGACACAGTTCCTCGAGAAGAACGAGGATACCAATACGTACATCTACGGGATCGCATTCCCAAATGCAGATGAACCCGGCAAGATGGACTATGGCAGGGTGTATATCGGAGCCCTGGTGACGTTTGATGAGGACTTTCAGGTCCAAATTGAGCTCAAAGGCGACTACTGATTGCTGTCGCAACCGGGCGTTGAATTGATTGAGTAAAGGGATGAAGAATCCCTTCATGATTCAACGTCCAAATTGGGAGAAGATTGATGATCTGGAAATACCGTCAAAATTTAAAGCCAGGGGTTTCGGTCCCTGGCGTAACATTCTACACAGTCTTTCGTGCCTCATTCAGGCTGAGATTGAGAGCCTGGATTTGGCGAACATTCGCCTAGGCCAGCCGCATCACATATAGGTCGCCTTTGGCATCGGCTTTCAGGCTGAATTGACGACCTTTCTTTCTGCCGTAATTCGACAGGTTCGACCGTGTCGTTCTGAGCTCTTGACCCTCGAGCTTTCTGCCGATCGCAATCGCTTTCTGGGGTTCGAGGTCTTTGATCATGGGAATCAGCCATGACTTTCTGCCACGTTTCTCCAGGAAATTGAGCTTCGAGATTTCGATCACTTTGGTCGCCACTTTCGCCATAGAATCACCTCCGACATTGATAATACAATTTTTAATCAAATTGTCAAGCAAATCATGGCTCACTTTGAGCCTATATCATTATTTTAATGGCATTTTATATTAGTCGATACTAATGAATAGTATGATCGTAGTGATATTGTGGCTCGGAAAACTCAACAGAGTGATCTCGTTATCTTCAAGTAATCAATCTCCGGCTTTGACTGTTCGAGCTGTTCGAGCTGTTCGAGTGGACGATTCAAAGCTTCAGGCAGCGAACGGCTCTTAAAAAAGTCAAAGCTACAATAGTTCTTTCCTAAAGCTTCCATGGCGACTTTGTAGATCTTGTACAACTCAACCTCAACATCCAGACCACCAATGCATTTGAGATCCTGAATTAGCTCTAATGTAAACTCCACACCGTCAATGGCAATACAGGGTTGAGATTTATTGTTGATATATCGTTTCGTGCTCATGGCTCGGACACTCCGATTGTCTGCATTAGTCGATCATAGGCATTTTCTTGCCTTTGGTCACCGAATATACTGCGGGATCATGGACAAAACGATCCCAATCTTCTTCTAACACATTGACTGTGTAGATAAGGCCGGTGATGTGCATTCGCAATTCGACGTATTTGGGGAGAGTCGCCGTGCCTTTCAGCTTGACGATCGCCTCGATATAGTTCTTCATTTCTTACGGTCCTGTAATGGTTACATATTCAATGTCAGTGGATTCACCGTAGATCGTCACTTCTTTGCCCGCTGAATTGTAGTCCGTCCACGAATTCTCTCTCACGACCACGATCGTAGCGGAGAATGGATATTCCAGGCTCTTGGACGGCTGATACGAATCAAGACGAAACTTGCCGTAGGTGAAGGGTGGTTTGTTGTGGAAATGCGTTACTCGCATATAGTCAGACAGTTTCATTTAGACGACCTCAATATTCTCCATGTCACACTGGGTTTGCACTGAATCCATCAGATGCGTATCCCAACGAATGCGAATTGTTCTCGCATGATATTCATCATGTTTCAGGCACTTGCTGCTGCTGGTTGCAGCGACATCACGAATAGTGCCATGATTGTTGGTCAGGATTGACCTGACCCGCATTCCCGTATGAGGATTTGGATGATCCGACAGTTTCATCATTTTCTCCTGTTCTTGAATGCTTTGGTTGCTGCCAGTTGCCGCAACCAACGAGGACGATGTCCTTCAGCCGTTCGTCTGCCGTGCTTAGTTACCATGCCCTGTTTAGAGCCTCGCAGTTCTACACCATCATCGTGAATACGAGAGATATGAACTGTGGTCTTGTCGGCGATATCTTCAATCTCGTCGTAATCGCCGCTCATTTACATTCTCCAGATGGCGTCGTATCCTCAACCTTACAGCCGAACATCTTCTCTTCATATTTCAGCTTGTAATTAATGGTGACCCGTTTGGTACAACCTTCACCAAGACGATCCCAAGTTCCACCAACAAACTTGCATTTACGACCGTCCTCGGAGAAATTGCTGTCGTAATACGACCAGCCAAAGAAGCCGACAAGCAACCATGTCAACAAAATGGAAATAAGCCGAGCCATGCATTTCTCCTGTTGCAATATAGTAACAGAAGTCAAACAGATAGTCAAGGAATCAAAGAAAAGACCTGGGGCGGGTAGTGTCTCGCCAATCCCCAGGACGATTCCCGACCGTACACAGCGCTGACACTACTCAGCCTGTAATCTGACGTCTACCCAAGATCCGGTTCGCCGACGGGACTTGAACCCGCTTTTGCCGTGGGCCGTGTTCAATTACACTACGACGAGTTGGGACCTTGTATTACGGCATGCGAGCAGCGAAGAATTGCAGGAGTTGAGCACCGCGGCGATCGGCACTAAGACCCGACCAATACGACTTCATCCAGCTCGTCAGGCTGTTAGAATAGTTTGACGGCACTTTCAGATCGTTGCAAAGACGCTCACAACGTTTGGTGGCAGTTGGTTCGTCATACCCCACCGTTTCTTGAAGGAAGGTAAGAACTTCCTTCGTTGTATACGACGCTTTGGATGCCGCCGGCATACCTGGCGAAGTATCTGCAGCATAAGAGAAGCTGCCGTCAGGTTTGACTCGTAAACGATCTACAATTGAGCCCATTTGTCGTCTCCTAGTGATGATGCAGGTCTGAATCGCTGTCGATTGTCGTGCCTACTGGAACTCGCCCAGTTATACTACGATAAATTCGTCCGCCTTGCAATGCTAATGCTAGGAATAATCCGCCGATCCATTGGCCCCAATATTGAATCGTATCGTAATGGTGCAGCCCAGTTTTGGCAGCAATCCAAAAGATACATCCAAAGAGCAGGAAGAAAAGGATAATGCCAAAGGCATTTAGTGTGCGATGGCCCTCTGTAATGTAGAGGGCCGCCACAATGAGAGTAACGACAACGACGATTGCCTTATAGGCCGCATCCAGGTCGGAGGACATCATCTGATAGACGCTGAAATATGGATTCCACAGCCAGTAACAGAAGACTACCGAGAATAGATACCAACCCCAAAACGGAACACGAGCCAGAAACGCCATTGTCGTCATTCTCCTATGTGATTAGTCGTTGCCGGCGGCTTTGAGGGCGGCCTGCTTGGCCTTGTCGACACCTGCCAAGATGTCGTTGAGACCTGACGCCGACATGCTGCGGACCGACTTCATCAATGATGCGAGACGATCATCTTTCGGCAGCAGAGCCGATTGCTTGACGTCACGAATCGCTTTCACCATGTCTTTCTGGTCATCCTGTTGGTCTTTTTTCATTCCGGCGGGATTGCCAGTGATGATTGCGACAGGAGTGCAGGCCGTTGTCGCCGTCTTGGCCGATGCGATCCAACCACCATCCGTCAGTGTATATGACTGAATGGAATATAGATCCTGGCCGTCGATCTTCGCATTGGCAATCTCTCGAGAGACTACCGGCACGATGATGAGACTGCGATCTTGCATCAGCTTGATATTGGCATTGCGGGGATCGGCAAATTGGACGAAGAAGCCGACAGCCCGATCGTTGCCGGCAGCCACAGTTTCGATCACCGCCTTGGCATCAGCGACATTGCGAATGTTCTTCGCTCTGCCGAGACCATCAGGATCCAGCGATTGCACGAATTGGAAGGATGCAGCCGATCCCGATGCCGCGGCCGGCAGCACGAATGGAGTACGACGAGATCCGAGGATATCGCCGAAATTGGAGATAGTCGTGTTCTTGGTGACCATCCACAAGCCTTCGCAGGCGATGTCACTGCGGATGACAGTCAGCTTGTCCTTGTAGTCGGGATGGGCTACCTGTTCACGGGCATAGACGTCAAGCTGAACGAAGCCGATGTCTGTCGGTGTCGCGAGCACCTTCTGGATATTCTCCATCGTGCCGCCTGACGTGGCACACTTGTAGTTTGGAAAATCCTTGTTGGCGAGTGCTTCCGGCAAGGGTGGACAGAAGGTGCTGTGATATGCACCAGAGTCGCTGCCAGTCCAGATCTTGCCACCATCAGCATAAGCTGAAGTGGATGCAAGGGCCATTGCCAGCCCCGCAATAACGAATAGTTTCATTTAATTCTCCTGATAGGGGTCACTCCCCTATCAGGAATGTTAGCATCGTCTTACATCAAGCGTCAATATATTCGTACCAAGGATTCGGCGTCATAATCCCACCAGATGCCACAAATTGCTCGATTCGATCTGCGACATACCGCTCGCCAGTGGCTCCTTTTTGTTTGCTTGGTGGATAATGCGAGGGCAGGAAAAGATAAATTATTTCGACCTGATTAAGATCAAACATATCGGCAGCGGCATGATTCCATTCAGCTACCTCGCCGTTATATTTGACCAATGTCTTGCCATATGGCTTAATTTCTGGAAACTCTTCAGATACCGCTGCAAGACCGATTGCACAGCCAGCGGTGCCGCAATTGCGTCCCATCTTATTATAATTATCATAATCTTCAAGAATGTTGACGAAATTGAGATCGAATTTCATTCCCTTCTCGTCAGCGGCATTCTTACGAAGAAGAGCGGCGAGATTCAGCAGCTTGGTCTTATTCATGCGATTTCTCCATTGCTAGCGACAAACGTGTTATAAGGAGGGCCCACCGAGACTTGAACTCGGATCTTGGGATTAAAGGTCCCTTGTTCTACCTATTGAACTATAGGCCCAACATTGTTATTGCGACGTCTCTTACGGCCACCATTACCATTTAAGCGGCCGTCATGTCCAGCCGAATTCCTGAAGATTTTAGAATTCGGTTTTTTATCAAACAAATGACGAGTAGGAAAGAATTGTTCATCCATCTGTTGAGATGGAGGATACTTTACATAATACTCTTCGCAGATATCACAGCCTTCTCGAGGTTGGTTGTGACGATTACACCAGATGTGATGCTGTTTCAGATCGACGAGCAGCCTATTAGCCATTGCTCTTGACCTCGACCACTGTCTCCTGGGTAATGAAATCAAGTGCAGCATCTAGATGCAACTTCACTTCATTAACATTGCCGGCAACAGCCGCATCACGAGCGGCATGAATAGCGACAAGCACGTGGGCATCACGCATTGCCCGGTCAATATTCACTTTAATAGTCATTTGCCCTCCCATATAGAAGACCCGTCCGAGACTGGCGAGTCCCGAACGGGTCAATGCTGGCGGTGGGGTTTCCAGCGCCTGACACCAGCATGATCATAATAACAAACCGTTATGTGGTGTCAACAGTATTGGCACCAGGAAACCATCGTGCAACAAGCTGAGCATCCGTCTCGCCTGGTTTAACAGGCCATTGATAATATAGACCAACACATTGCTTGCAATTGGCCCGTGGCTTAAAGAAAAAATTGCAAAAGGGATGATGTCGTTCCAACTCATGTGGCTGGAACAGTGGTGTACCATCTTCAGAATATATCATTCAAGCCCACCATATGATTTCTTGACGATTGCAATCTGTTCTTCATCAGGATGCCAATGTGGACAATGTCTGCCACGCCATCCCAAAAATAAACAGCCATTACGACGACCCTTGTCATCTGTGCCCCAATAACAATCGTTGCGAGCAGGAGGATTATCCCGATCGCAACGACCATAATGATCAAGCAGATGCTCGTGGAGATCGGTCACACAACCGACCAATCAACGATACCCTTCTCCAGAAAATTACGAAGGACTGTCGCCGCTTCCTGTGGCGTATAGGCCTTCCGTTTGCCATTGCCGTGCCACGGAAAAAACAGATTACCACCCACTGCAATATTTTGCACTCGGCAGAGTTTCATGGCCAGACCGGCGATGCAGTAATAACGGGTCCCGAACGTATTTACTCGTTCATAAACCCGCATGTCAAAATATTCGCCGGCATTCCAGGGCAGGAGATTGGTATACCAACGTCTCTGTTTCAGACGACCACCCTCGAGCTCTCGCAGAGTAACGATCAGGGCGACGTAATCGTCATAGCTCAGCCCCAACTCACGACACGGTTTGAATGTTGACTTCAACATTGCGGATCATTCCTCGTTAAATTTGCTGCCGATCAACTGATATGCAGCCATCATAGCCTGGGCGGCCTTTTCGCAGGCCGCCTTCACGTCAGGAAACTCTGCACAGCAACGAGAATCGACCACATGACGATCCCAGGTATCCTGAAGTACATGGGCCGTATGCAGCGCTTCGTGAGTATATCCTCCGTTATAATCGTCCGTGGTTTCGGTGGACTTAATTGACGTTTCTTCGGTGGGCATGAACTGATTTCACCTCATAGAAAAGCGGTGTGTCTTATGGTACAAACACACCGCTCAGCAGTCAATTAGTCTTCTTCGTCTTCCTTAGGAGTATAGAACGACGGCCATTGCGCATCACCAGTTTCAAGATATGAGGCAAGTGCTTGGATCGCCTGTTCCTTTGTTATATCAGCACCATCAAACACCACACAATCGTAACGAGGATCATCCCATGGATAGAAAAGAAGATGTAGCTGATTCATAGAGTCGCTGGTTGCCTCTTCATCATAATACTCGCAATCTTCAAACAGATGCTTTTCATCCATAATATATTCAGCAGTACCACCGATGCAACAAACGGAGCCGCAATTTTCAGTATATGATCGGTAATTGCTATTTTCATCATAATAACCTCTATGATAAGTGTGATATCCCAGACTTTTTGCGGTTTGCTTTGCGACAATATCAGTCTTGAATGCAGTACTTTGCCACGTGCTCATGTTGAAAAAAATCTGGGCACCAAGCTTGTCATCAGGCACCATATAGGTATCTTCAATATGCACAATGGTTCCTGCCTTAAGGGCAGCAAGGGTCGCATGGAGACCCTTGTATTGTTTGTCGTTTAATCCAAGTTGTTCTTTAGTCAGCATTACGATAATCCTCAATCACTTGCGGCCAATTAGCATCGCCGGTTTCAAGATAGTTTGTGAGTGCCTGAATGGCATTAGGCAGTGTAAGTTCTACATCAACAGGACAGACGTCAAATCGTTGATCATTCCATGGATAAAAGAGATAATAAAGACGACGGTTTTTTGCGGCTACTTCACTCCGACCATAAGTGTTCGTAATATTCGGCTCGAATAGATTAGTGGTATTGGTGATATATTCGGCAGTACCACCGATGCAACAAACGGAGCCGCAATGTTTGTTGTCAGTATATGCATGCGTCTCTTCTCCATATTCCTCTTCTTTAGTGGAGAAGATGTCATCATTCCACGCCAACATGTTGAACATGAGAAGATTTGTCTCGTCGGTTTCAATAGGATCTTCCCATTCCTCAAGATGCTTAATTTTTCCTGCTTTCAGGGCAGCGAGTGTGCTGTGGAGAGCGCCGTATTGCTGGTCACTCAGACCAAGTTCAGTTGCAGTTTTCATTTTATTTAAATCCAATCAGATTTGCCAGCATATATGCTCGGCCATTGTGAATCGCCGGTTTCAAGATAATTTGTGAGTGCCTGAATGGCTTGCTCAAGTGTAATGCCATTACCATCAATGGTGTGATGATTGTCATCATATAACGGATGTTCCCATGGAAAAAAGAGATATCTTAAATTTTTGATTTTATCATTATCACCATGATAAAACCGAATATTTTCAAAGAGGGTTCTGCCAGCAATAAACTCAGCAGTACCGCCAATACAGCAGACCGAGCCACAATGATTATCGTAGTCTTCTCCACCGTAGATCGAATCGTTCCAGGAATCCATATTGAAGAACAATCTCTTAGGATCATCAGGCAGAATATCTGTATTAGCATTCTCATCTAGATGAACGATTGTGCCAGCCTTTAGTGCTGCAAGGGTGCTATGTAAAGCAGAGAATTGTTCGGCAGATAGGCCGAGCTCGTCAGCAGTTTTCAAAACATTAACTCCAAAATATCTAAATTCAATATGGGTATTAGAACATATTTAGTCAGGAATTTCAATAATAAAAAAAGGGCCGCTCCCAAAGAAGCGGCCCAAGGCTAGGGAGGAAACGCCCAAGGAGGGTAACAGAAGATTACAAGAACAGACGTCCACAACAAACAAAGGACTATGGGAACTTGTAACCAACCAGTACGTCCCAACGGACAATCGCAATATAGACGATTGGTGTTTGGGCGTCAATGCATATAAATGGCACAACCGAAGATAATTCCCATTGCGATGATTGGACCCCAGGCCGCTAGTCTATACACATTCATTCGCATGTGATCCTCCTTTTTGTCATAGGAAACCCGCCACAGTCTGTCGGGATCGAATCCATCGGATTCTCTGTGGCGGGTAGTTGCTATAAACCGGGCGATCCACAGCAACTAAGAGGCATGTTAATAGATACAACTAATGGCGTCAAACATAAAAAAGAGGCCGCTGGACTCGCGGCCAA